CACGACACTCCTACTTCCTTTTCCTCCATTCATGACTTCAGACACGGTCGCAAATCCATCTGAAGATGTAGAAACCAATCTCGACGATGTTCTCGGTACGGTAGAACTGTTTGCGATGGTCGACCCCTCAGCAAGGTCGAGGCGTAGACATCGAGATGCTGGTGCCTACCTGGCGCAACCTGGGTTAAAAGAGATAGCTCGGTACGGCGGATACTCCGTCTACCGATCGCCCCAGAATACGGATCCGTACATCCGTCAAACTCTTAAGCTGTACGATCCTGACCTTTATGGCAATATCTACGGTTTTACTCGCCGTCCGACGGGTAGTGACGGGATGTATAAATCCCTCGCTATCTTCGGTGAAGAACGGAAGAGTTTTACCGATCTTACCATACATCAGAGATCTTGCATGAAATCTGCCATCAGTGCAGCCCGCTCCGCCTTTCGCCTTCCATACAAGAAAGAACCCTTGGATTGGCACGAGGTCGGACAGTACATGAGACACGACACCTCAGCGGGTGTTTCGTTCCCTGGAAAGAAGAAGGGCGAGGTGTTACCTCAAATATATACTGAAGGTAGATGGCAAGGTCATCGGATGAAGCAAGGTGGTAAAGGACGTTTCGATCCAACCAGGGTGCGGTTTCCCCCCTGTCTAGCTACACAGCGCGGCTCTCTTTCGGAGGTCACTGACCCCAAGACCCGTTTAGCGTGGATCTACCCTGCTGAGATGCTAATGGTTGAAGGGCTATACGCTCCGGTGATGTACCGAGCGTTCGAGCAAATGCCTGACGGACCTATGCTGATCGGAAAGTCAGCCCAACGCTTGTTTACCGAGTGGGCTGTTGGCTGCAGGAGTGGCCAAAAGATGTACGGCTTCGATTTTTCAAAGTTTGATAGTCGCGTGCCATCCTGGTTAATCAAGGTGGCGTTCGATATCTTACACTCCAATGTGGACTGGCTACATTGGCGAGGCAAACCTACATCCAAACGATCTCGACAAAAGTGGAGAAACGTGTGGGATGGCATGGTGTGGTATTTCATCAACACTCCAATCCTTATGCCGGACGGACGTATGTTCAGAAAGCTTCGAGGTGTTCCTTCTGGGTCGTGGTGGACTCAGCTTGTGGATAGTGTAGTGTGCTACATTGTTAACAAGTATATGGCTGCGTGTCAAGACGTGTCCATTAAAAATCTAAAAGTACTAGGCGATGACAGCGCCTTTGTCTCAGGTGACAACCTAGATCTGTCTAATGCCGCAGCAGATGCAGCAGCCGTGGGTATGGTGCTCAACAAGGAGAAGTCAGACGTCGTAGTGGATCCTACGAAGTTCAAACTCCTGGGTACAACTTACCGTGACGGACATGCTCACCGGCCTCGTGAAGAGTGGTTCAAACTTGCACTCTATCCAGAAAACGAGGTAAAGGATGTGGAGACGTCCTTGTCCCGGCTCATCGGTCTTTGGATCGGCGGTGGAATGTGGGATACCCACTACTCATCTTTCATGCACTTCTTTCAACGTTCGTACCCTTGTCCAAGTGAAGGCTGGTTCACCAAGGATCAACGTCGCTGGTTGGAGATCGTTCATGGAGGACGAGCTCCCAGAGGATGGTCAACGAAGAGATCATTGTTCTGGAGATCCATATTTTACACTCTTTAGTGTGCTTCGTCCGAGTATTTACTCACCC